CTTGTGAAACAGTACCATGACCGCGTACCGTTTGTTAAAGGACTAACCCGCGGTGTTATGAACAGGCTAAACGAAAAATCGTCGGCGGGGGCGTTGCGCTCACTAGCAGGCCGTAAAGCACGGTTTGACCTTTGGGAGCCAGATACTTTTGCTATGAATAAGGCTATGCCCTACAAAGACGCGGTTGACGCTTATGGGCCCACGACGAAACTAAAGAGGGCCTACACATACAAAGCTATGAACAGGTTAATCCAAGCATCTGCCGCGGACATGACAAAGCAAGCAATGGTAAATTTATATAAGGCAGGATACCTACCTATGGTGCAAATCCATGATGAGATTGCAATGTCGGTAAAAACTGTTGACGACGCAAAGAAAATCGCTCACATTATGGAGACTGCTATACCTCTGGAAGTTCCTAGTAAATGTGATGTTGAAATAGGACCATCTTGGGGCGAAGCACAGTAGTTTGGACACTGCTCGCTTAACTGCCCCGCTTCGGCGGGGTTTTTTTTACTTGACTGCCTGTTTTTAACTGATATACAGAAAATGTTGATGCTGGAGGAAACTCTAGGTAAAAGAAGTTCGTGCTTCTTTAAAAGACGACGCTCCACCCAGTGTCGTCTTTTTTTATGTCCCACTCTTTTCTTGCAATCTTGTATATTTTCCTATATTATCCTAGACATGCGTAAGCGCATTGGAGAAAAAAATGGATACAACACGTTGGAAAAGCATTCTCGTACCGCGAGAAGTGTATGAAGAGATAAAAGAACTGTCAAAAACCGAAGGCCGCACCATTGGCGGGCAGTTACGGCTTGTTTTTGATTGGTACAGAGAATCCAAAAAGGAATTTGCAGATGATAACCAAGGGAACAGGGGAATTCCACAAGAGATTAATACAAAACCTGTGCCCAAAGTGCGAGCAAAAGCTTAAAATTGTTAAAAAAGACGCTAAAAACCTCGTAAGGTTCTGTGGCATCTGTAATCTGACTGTATCAGATCAAATAGAAAATGCAGAATATTTAGAAGAGGTATGCGATTAAGTATTGCATATCGCATATAAGGGGTTTATAAGGGCTTTTGAGGGTCATGCCTCATGCTCTATAGTTAAGACAAGACTAGCCCCTAGCTCGGTTGCCCCCAGCTAGGGGTTTATTTTTTTTAAAGGAGAAAAATATGGAAAAAGTGTTTGTAAACGGTCTCATGGCAAAAAAACCTAGAGAAACTGCTCCAGATTGGATAAAATGTAACCTAAGTATAAAACGAGCAGACCTCGCAGCGTGGCTCGCGGAACAAAAAGGTGATTGGATTAACGTCCAAGTGTGCGAAAGTAAGAGCGGGGATAAATGGTACGCAGAGGTAGATACATGGGAACCCAAGAAGATGCAGAACTCTTAGAAGAAGGATGGCGGCAGAATAAAGAAGACTTTCTGCAAGCCGTAGAGTGTACGCACGAACTTCTAAAAGAGTTTGAAGAAATGGGCCTAAACAAAGGAGCCGCTATCGGCGGTTCCCTTACTCATCTTATCTCCCACCTTATCGCCGTGTCCCCCGATCCGGCTACCGCGCTGGGCCTGCTTTCGTCCTGCATGACAAACGCTGCAATAAACGCGACCCGCGCCGCTGAGAACCATCCCGGCAGTGACGGAATACATTAGTTGACTTAATCCCATAATGTCTTATACTTCTCCCACGTTTTAACTAAAGGAGAACGACATGAAATTAATAGACATAAATGAAGTATGTGAAATCACTAAACTTTCTAAATCGACCGTATTTAAAAAGATAAAAGATGGCACGTTCCCGGAAATCCAAAAAACACCCAGCCCCAGTTCCCGCGGACCACGGCTCGTGAACCGCTGGGACAAAGCAAAAGTAATCGCTTGGGCGTTTGATGATGACGTGCAAGAACTAGATGACATAAAAGATGAAAAGCTTAGAGTGCCCTATGGTGATGCTTTTCTGGAAGAAGCCCGCAAGGGTGAAGGTTCCGGGCCAATGGATTGGGACGAGCCTATAAGCTGGGTTAAAAAAATATCTAGCAACAAAGTGTTTATCCCACTTATACTTCTGGCAATTGCCGCCATGCTTTACAGTTTGTTAACTTGAGGTAATAAAAATGACCGAAGAAGATAAGAAAAACGCAAAAATCCTTACGTTGCAAAGCCAAAACCTAAAACAACGTAACGAAATAACAAGATTAACAGTGGCCCTCGACAAATTAAAACGAGAAACACAAAATCTTTTAAAGGACGTTAATTGGATGAAAGGCCAACATAGATGAAATGCGAAGAATGTGGCGGTGAAGGGGAAGTGGAAGAAGAGTTCTTTAGACCACAGTCCTTTGACCGCGACATTGGAATAATAGACTCCCGAACAGTTACTTGCGAAGTGTGCAACGGCAGTGGTGAAGTAGACCTCGGTGAAGATGATTTGGACGACGAGTAAAAAAAATACTTGGGAGTTTTTAAATGTTGGCAGAAATGTGCTTGGCCCTTGCTTTGTATCACGAAGCAAGAGGCGAACCCTCTACCGGGCAAATGATGGTGGCTAAAGTAATCGTCAACCGCATGGAGTCTAAAAAATTTCCCCCAGATATGTGCGGCGTAATTATGCAACCACGCCAGTTCTCGTTTGTACGAAAAGGATGGGTGCCCGTTCCTAAAGATGAAGAAGCATGGAAAATTTCTAAAACCCTAGCTCAAGAAATTATAGACGACCCAAGCGTCCTTCCCTCTACGTCCGCGGACCATTACCATACGACCAAGGTGCGACCCGTTTGGAGAAAGTCCCTTCATAGAATAGTCCGGATCGGTAAACACGTCTTCTACTCTTATGACCCGCCTAAAAATTTAACTGTAAGTTTGCGGCCTAAGATACGTTCTAAGTGAATTGCGGTTCACGGATCGCGGGCTTTTTTATGTGGATCGCGGACCGGGGCACAATTAAACACGGTTCTATGTATATAGAGAAGCAAATAGAAAAAAAATATTTTTTGTTAAAATAGGTGTGTCCGGTGTAACCGTGTGTCTTTGGACAAAAAGTCGTTTATATATATAGGGTTATGAAGACACATATTTAAAAATAAAAATGTGCCAATAATGTGAATAAGTGCCAGAGGGCCTAATGTTCAAATCAGCATAATGGGCCTCAAAAAGTTTTTTTATAAAAAATATATTTGCTTCTCTATATATACAAAAGGGAAGTTTTAAGGCAAAGTATCTGGAAATAACTGGAGAACATTATGGCTAGGAAAAAAACAGCACCTAAAACAATAACACCTGTTGTTAGAAAGAAACCCGGAAGGCCAAGAGCCACAAGGGAACAACCATTAACACGACGGCAAGAACTGTTTGTTAAAGAACTGGTTTCTAAAGATGGGCAGATAACTATGAGAGAAGCCGCTATTGAAGCAGGCTACCCCGCAGGCTCGGCACACACTAGAGCTTACGAACTAACCAATCCTAATATTAGTCCACACGTTGTAAACGCTATTCAAGAATATCGTGCCCAACTGGATGAAAAATACGGGGTACATTACCAACGCCATATTAAAGACCTGCAATTGATAAGAGATATGGCTCTAACTAACGGTGCATACTCTGCCGCCGTTCAAGCCGAATATCGTCGGGGGCAAGCACAAGGCGATATTTATGTAAGCAAAAGCGAGATAAGACACGGGAGTATCGACTCCATGAGTAAAGAAGAGGTCTTGAACGCACTAAAGGAAATCAAACAAAGCTATGCCCCGATCACTATCGACATTACTCCCGAAGGACAGGACAATCCCCAAAACCGCGACAAAGCGAGAAGCCGACTTGTGGCGGATGATGAAATCGGGGATGGAGAGAAGCAACCGAAAGATCAAATCCACTAGACTTGAAACATGGGCTATGCCGGGAGTACCCGACGTTCTCTTATGTGATGAAAAAGGTTTGTTTCATTTTGTAGAGTTAAAAGCCACTGGCGGTAACGCAGTTGAACTTCGACCTCATCAAGTATCTTGGTTAACGTCACATTCACATGGAAGTGCTTGGGTTTTGGTTCGCAAGGTTAAGACAAAGACGTTACCTCAACGTGTGTATTTGTACCCTGCAAGTGACGCTATGGACTTAAAGTTTGAAGGTCTGGCAGTTGATCCAGTTTACTTTGAAGAAGGTGAACCTGACTGGGAAAAAATACTGGGGTTGATTTCTCCTAGATAATCGCATAAGATCGCATAGTCTTAACTTAACAATGGAGAAGATTATGGCAAAGTATAAAGTCACCATTAACGCAATAGTCACAAAAACTATTGAGGTTGAAGCCAGCGATCAAAACAAAGCTGAAGAAAAAGCAAGTGAGTTGTTCACAACTTATCGTGATAAATCCGAAGAAAGGTATGAACAAGAAACAATTAGCATAGAGGAGCAAGTGTGATGGGACTAGATATGTATCTAACGGGGGATAAGTTTATCCCAAATCACGACGGTAAACATCAACGACAAAAGGTTGATAGTTACGAGGTCACAAGCTTGCGGCTTGACCTTGGCCAATGGCGTAACCACTGGGCATTGCACAATTATATTAATGATAACTACGGCGACGAAAATCGCCACCAGTTTCCAATAGACAAAGAAGAACTTTTGGAGATTGCTGAAGCCGTGGAGCAAGGGCGATTGCCTGACGCAGATTATAGCCCTGAGATTGACGCTCATTACAAAGAACCGGAACAGGTTGCGAAGACTGCAAAAATCTTTCGAGATGCCGCCGCTTGGCTTGACCGTAACGACGGTTTCTTGCGCGATGTAGAATACACAGGGAG